TATTGCCTGTATCTGAAGACCCTCTATATTCTACGTCAGGTATTATCTTAGAAATAAACATATAGTTTTCTCCATCAGGGTCTAAATCAAAATCTGCAGATTCTATAAAAGCAGTAAAGTTAGAACCATCAGCACTATGCCCAAACTCATGGTAGTACAAATAGTTATTATCTGTTTCATCTAATTTGCCTGCAGCTAATGGAAAATCTTCTGAGTATGCAGGATTCCAAGCAGTTCTTGTAAAGCCATCGTTTGTAGTGCCTATGCTCCATGACTTTTCTAAATAGTTATAAATAACATATCTATCAAGCTCAGAAGAATTAGCACTTGGATAAAACCATATAATTTCATTATGTTGTGGTATTGGTGCTGCAAATATTTTATAGGCTTGACTTAAATTTATATCACTAAATATGTGATCTAATACTGTGCAAGGTAATCTTTGAGCAGAACCAGCATATTGATAAAAAGCTCCATTATCCATAAAGAATACTGTATTTCCTGAAGTTGCCATAGCATTTGGAGATATCAAAGACATTCCTGTTGCCACTTCATTAAAACTAAATATAAAAGGTGCACCAACAAAACGCATTGAAACTATACCTACATCTGTCCAAATAAGTATTTCTTGTCTTGTTTGTAATGCAGCAATAATACTTGAGCCTGTTGATAGTTTTACACCACCTGCACTATTAGTAGCAGTAGGTGTCCAATCAACTGCACTTTCAGAATCTGAAAAACGAACTAACAAAGGATCAATGGTTGATGATCCTATAGGATTAGAGCCAAAAGCTATAACGTGTCTATCAACATCTGACATCATTATTTGTAATGCTGCTGTTGGCACATTACTAGCACCTGCTCTGCTACTTGCTGCTACTGCTCTTGTTCCTGTGCCTGATGATTCATCCCAATAATATAGCTGTCCATTTCTAGGTAAACATAAACCATCATCTGCAAAATTATCTAATGACCATAATCTTAATTGATTAGTTAACGTTAAAGCTGTAGAAGAACCAAAACCCCCATCACCCCAAGGATTAACACCCCAACCTGTTGATGCTACATAATCATCTAAACCTGTATTTATTTGATAGGCTCCAACTACAGAACTACCACCATTTCCTGTATCTGATGCATTAGCAGTTACTGTATCACCGCTAGTATCTTTGGCTTCCACTGTATAACTATTAGCATCCACAATGGTTGCTATTTCATATTCTTGATTCAATACAGTAGCAGTAATATTGCCACCTAAACTAACAGCACCACTAAAGGTTACAAAATCACCTTGTACTGCACCATGACTTGTGTCACTTACAGTTAGTGTTGCATCACCATCTGATGCAGAAAAAGTCACATCTCCTGCTGCTGTTGTTGATCTAATAGGTGTTATATCAAAAAAACTATTACCTTCTTGCACATAAAGTTTTTTATGAGTTCCTAACAAAGAATACTTAGTTTGTTCTACATCTTTATAACAATGTATTTTTCTGCAAGTGCCTATAAAAGAGTTATTAGAATTTTTTTCCCAACCACCTATTCTTTCAGGTCTACCTTTTCTAAATCTAACTTTATCTGCATCAAACCAACCACCCTCATTAGAGTAGTTTGTTCCTTCTTTATTTATTCCGGGTTTAAATACAAATTTAGAAAATGGCATTTATACCTCTGTCCAATCTTTACCTTGAAATAAAAGTGCTTCAGCTTCTCTACGTCTTACTAAGCCTTGTAAAACTTTACCACCAGCTTTATTCCATCGTTTAATTTGTGTAGGGACTTCTTCATAAAGTTCTTTATTTAATACTTTTAGCATAGTGCTATTGTTTAAATTTGTTGGTCCTAAGTTATATGTCCATGATACCAAAGCATCAAATTGACATTGTTCTAGTTTAACTACAACAGCTTTTTCAACGTGCTCACAATACTCATCAAGCTCATTTAATAACATTGTATCTGCTTGTTCTTTAGATATAGTCATACCTTCTTTAACATCTTTAGTATGCCCATAACCAATAGTCCATACGCCTACTGCATCTTGATATGATTCTAATTCACAACCTTCAAACTTTTTAATTAAAGAAATACCTTCACTAGATATATTCATATTATTCTCCTTTATCGCTGGAGTTAGATGCTCCAAAATAAAACGAAATAACTGCACTTGCTAATCCCCCTAAGTATCCAAGAACTAAATTTATTAATGCTTCACTATTTTGCTCTGGTGGTTGTAAAGTAACTAAAAATATATAGCCAAGAAAACCACCAACAGTTGCTATGCCCATAATTCTAGCTGTCCAATCTTTGCTAAATTTACCTCTAGCATCTTTTTTATCTTCTGCTTCTAGCTTAAATACATCCACATCTAGTTCTTTCATGCGAATTTCAAAATCTTTTTCTGCTTGTTTTAGTTGTAATAATTGTTCAGGACTTGCATTGTTTATAGCAGTTTGTATAGATTTAGCGTCAGCATTACATCCTAGTGTTTCACAAATAATTTTAGTTGCCATTCCGCCTAATGGACCACCAACAGCAGAACCTAAACTTGGTGCTATTGAACCAACAACATTTTTTAACATACCTTTTAACATAAATATCCTTATGAACTTTGTGTGATTTTTATTACAGAATCACCGCCACCATTTATTTTTACTGTATTAGATACCCCATCTTGTATAAAAATTACTGTGTATCCTTGACTTGAGTTTAAGTCAACCTGTATAGATTGTTCAACCTTTCTTCTAAGGCTTATTATATCACCTTGTACTAGTGTAATAATCTGTGTTTGAGTATCTTGACCTAGATTTGTTCCAGTAATTCTAGTAATTTGTTGTTCTTGTTGAAGATCATCTTCTTTAAGTTTATCTAGTTCATCTATAACTTTTAATAAATCTTCAAAAAAATTTACATCAAGATAATTAATATCTAACTCTGAAAACTCAAGCTCATCCTTTTCTAAATAATCTTTATCAAGTTCTTCAAACTCTAAAAAATCTACATCAAGTACATTGCTAGAAGATGTTGTAGTTTCTTCTAAACTTTCTTGAGCCCTGTCAGGTGGATTAACAATAAGCATATTGTCTATAATGTCTAGTGTTAAATCTAAAATAACAGGATTGCTTGGGGGTGCTTCAAAAACTGTTGTAACTGTAGATTCATAGGGTTTATTTAATAAAACTGTACCCATAGCTGTAGTTACTTCTATTTCACCACTGCTTGTGCCATCAAGATTAGGCAAAAGAATTATTAATGATTCACCTATTTCATTTACTGTGATTGTAAAATCAGTACCTCTAATACCAATTGTCGCACTGTTGGTGCGTATCTTTATGTTTTTCTTAGGTACTAAGCCTAGTTTACCTGTAACAAATCGTGCAGTGCCCTTAGCAAAATTAAGAGCCATTTTTGAATTATCAGGGTTTGGATCAAAAACAAACTCATCAACTAATACTTCTGAGTGTTCTGTTAGTTTTATTTGAGTATCATCAACAAAGGTAATACCCATTCTACCATTTGCTGTTTCAAGCCTATCGTAACTTTTAACTTGTAAATTTTGAGCAGCTTTAAATACAGAAGATAAAGCTGTATCAATTCTTACAATTCTAGCACTACCATTTACTTCAGAAACAGCACCTACTTCAACACGAGGTACTTGTTCCCCCATCATTTTGCTTGACACAAATAGTGCCATTGTTACCGCTAGAATTAATTTGTAACCAATCACTTGCCAACGTGCTTTGTTGTTCTACATTAAATGTTCTTGAATTACCTGTTTGATCCAAATAGAAATATCCACCTGAATATCCATCTGCGTCAAAATTAACTGTGTTGCTATCTCCATCTATATCAACATAATTGGTTGCACCATCATAGTCAATATTAAATGTAAGATCATTTGAATCACCTTGTATTATCCAATCAAGGTCTAATGTTCCTGCTAAATCAGCAGTTGCAACATTAAGTTCAAAAGTATTGCTACCGCCTGTAACATCAACATTAAAATTACCACTGTCTGCACCATAAGTATTTGTTGGGTCAACTTGTATATCAAATACGTTAGAATCTCCATCAAATTCAAAAAATCCAGTAAATGTATCTGCGGTTATATCGCCAAGAAATTTATTACTGTCACCAATCTGATTAATATCTAATGTCATGGTTGTGCCATCTAAGTCTAATGCAGTCATACTACCTGACACAGCATCAGCACCACCAATAATATTGTTTGAGCCTAATTGTTCTATATCTAAATTAAATGTTGCACCTACTTGGTCAACATATACTTCGTTGTCAGCATAGATAAAACTAACCACGAATAGCAGCAAGAGCTTCTTCATCTGGGATACTCCAATAATTATTTTTTATTCCTAATTGTATGGTTTCTAATACTGCTGTTTCGATTGCATTTTGCAATGCAATGTTTACAGATTCATTTTCAACCATACCATTTTCTATCTCTACAAGTTCTGTACCATCAGAAATAAAACGAAAAGCATCTTGGCTAATTGCAACGCTAAGAATAGTTTTTGTGGTCAATACCTCTATTAGCACTTTACCTGTACTTACAGACACTGTTCTAAGAGACACTGTTACAGTATCTTGTCTGTATTCCTTTTGTCCACCAATACCTAAATATCTAGCACCTAAACCACCAGACTTGATATTGCTTTCATAACCTATTACGCCACCCTCCATAATTAATCCAGCAAAAGCTAAAGGTAAAAGTTTTTCCTCTTCATCAAAATCTTTTCTAGTTGAACGAATCAACTGTCTTTCTTTTGTTAGATTATCTAATCCTACTCTTTCAACTACATCAAAAAAATCACCATTACTAGCGTGTTTTAATGCTCTAATTAAAAAAGCATGGGGTGCTTGTGTAATAGCAGTTGAAAATGATGCGTAGCTACTATTACTTCTGCGTTGTCCTGTTTGATCTGTAAAACTGGTTGGATATACAGCTATTGTAGGTTTTATAAAAGGTTTACCTATATCAGCTAATTCTTTGTTAATTAATGATCCAACTTCTGCTTGTTTGATTAAACTAATAGGTGGTGCGTAATTATTTAAGATAGACCAGTTCGTACAGCTAGAAAGAAAAATCACCGATAGGCAAAGTAATTTCTGTTGTATTTCCATCTGAATCCGTAATAATTAAAGTTATATAATCACCATCCGTTGAGTATTCTATTGTGTTACCTTCTAGCTCTAAAGTACCTGAAGAATTAACAGTTTCTCCAAATAAATTATCTACAAGCTGTCTTGATAACTGAGCATATAT